CAATGACAATCCGTAGTAATATTGTCTTAGAGTCTTGACAACCTCTGTCATTTCTCTTTCCATTTGTCTGATTCTGCCTCCGTATGCAGCGTTTTCAGCCGATGCCGTAGTGCTAACCGACTGTGAAAGTCCGTCAATTCCAATAGAATAGCCCGCCAAAGCAGCCTGACCACCGAGAGCAATTTCACCGAGCACATTGAGGACTCCCGTTGTAGCATTCATTCCGATAAGTTGTGCTAACAAATCAGGAGCATTTTCATCCTCGCCGATACCAGCTACATATGAACATCTTAAAATCTGTGGAATATAACTAGAACTAGCCATCATTGGCATAAATAGCAATAGTTGATTAGCCACGTTTGAACTTGCTAACATTCCATAATAAGGAATAAGATTTATTTGCGCTGATTTCTTCTTAAGTTGAATCCATTCAGTCGGTATTGTAATGATTGAAGTAATGACATTTAGCTCTAATTTTGTTATTTCGACAGCGGGACGAGTATTGAGTTGAACGTACCCATATCCGCCCATCCATTCTTCAATGCGATAATCGTATGTTTCGTTCTCAACAGTTTTTGGTCTAATAGAAATGTCGAGTAAAAGTTCAGCTCTACTTATTGCAGAATCGATGTAGAACTGAATAGCTTCATCCGTAAGTTTGTCTTGGTCGAATTCAATAGGAATTCTCCAAAGCCAAACTTCTTTTAGCCAATCGGGTGTGATGTCTTTTATCTTCATTTAATGAGGTATCCCCAAAATAGCCAAAAGCTTTATTTTAACTGCTGCACCAAATAACATCAAACTAAAGGCGGCGAGCACGGCGCCAACAATTAAAGCCTGTACCGTCTTCCACTTTATACCATTAAGCTTTTCTGTAAATTCTATAAATCCCTTTAAAGCTAAATGTTGAATAGCATGAGCGTCTGGATCGATGTTATATCTACATCTACAAGACGGATCATTTAGTGCAGCCGTAACAGCTTGTCTAACGATTAAACTAATTTCTTCTCGATCTTCATCGATATTTCTTTCTTTTTTTATATTTGCTACTTCTAAAGCTTCTAAGAGTGATTCAGAAACTGCGCGTTTTATTTTATTGTGCTCAATTCTCTCTTCTACAGTCATGTCATCAATTACTTCCATATTCGTATTTTGTTCGTTCATAAAATCAACCCCTACAAATATTTATTACCTTAAAGAAGCGTAAGATAATACCGTTTCTGTTAGAGTTTCTCCTGTAACTATTAAATCATGATCTTCTTTAAAATATGAATACGGAGAATTTTTTAGAAAAGCAGAAAGATCTAATGGAACTGCCGCTGCGCCAGTTACAGACAATAAAGTGTCAGCATCTGCAGTGTCACTTGTATAAGAAACAGTAATCACAAAATTTGTCTGTGCAGTTGAATATACAACACACGCACCCGTTACATAATCGATTGTTGAATTATATGTGTCGGCTATATCGTCGGGCAAAAATAGACCGCTATTGCCTCTAATAACCCACTTACCAGCTCCATCATCCTGAACAACTTTAACACCATTGAAATAAAGAGAGATCGTTCCCGCAAACATATCGGCAATATTATAGTTAGTAGGAACGTTTAATGTAAATGTGATTTTTCCAGAACCAACTACTCCCGTATCGGGTTGTCCATCGGCAAAAGTAACTACTGCAACTGGAATTGTTGTGATTATAGGATAAAGCCCAACGCTCAATGTTGTTCCATTAGAAACAGCACCCAAAATTGCTATCCTATTACCATCATACGGAAATCTTTTTCCTGTAATTACCTGTGGTGATGGAGCAGTTGTAGTAAATGTTGAATAGCTTGCTCTAAACCTCGCTATTGAATCTGAGTTAATCGATATTGTTGGAAATATAGAAGACATTATCGTTAGCCCTTGAACTCAACAAAAGCAACCGTTACAACTTTAGCAGCCTCTGTTTCTATTATGAGCAAGTCTGTGTCTTTGTATTGAGTAAACGGAGCATTCCCGAAAAAATTCGAGAGGTCTAGAGGACCGGCAGTTACCGTAAATGTGAATCGCTCGTCTGTTATCGTATCGTCAACTTCGCCGAAACCAATTGTTATTTTATTACCTGTAGTATAGACTGAGGTAATTATATTTCTCAATCCTGCAGTAATAGGAATATTGATATATTGAGTGCCCGTTGCATAATTTGAGCGATATTTGATAACGGCTGCAGTATTTTGAGATATAGTGGGAACAGGAGTTGTATACGCTCCAGTTAGATCAGCCATCATAAACTCCTAACTATGTTACTTCGTTATATTGTTATATAGATGCAGTAGCCGGTGGTTTCTTTCCTTTTGTCGATTTTTTAACTTCTCCAGGAACTTCAGCCTCGCCAACAAAACCGGCAGTTTCAGGACCTAATTCAGTTGTTATAGCCTGATTTTCGGACGCTAATTTTGCTTCTTCAGCTGCAATAGCAGCTTTACGAGCTGCAATACCTGCAGGCGTAACATCAATTGTCATCTTCTGAGGATTTTTTATTCCAAAACTATTCCTCATGTTTTCGAGACGTTTTTGATTGGCTGCCTCGGCATCAGTTTTAATTTTCTCAATTTGCTTCTGTGAAAGGCTAGCAGCCTCATCTCCAGTAAATGTTCTATTTCCTACTCGTACATAAAGAGCCATGTTTTATACCTCCCGGTATACAATAAGTTTAGAAATTGCGGAAAACCGAATAATAGAAAATTGCTCCTGCAATAGAAGCGTCGCTATCGTGTGTTACCACGAAGCTTCCATCCACGACTGAAGAAACATAAATGCCTGAAGACGCCAGACCGACACCTGCCAGCAAATCTGCTGATTTTTGGTTTGTTGACGAAATAATGACAACGTCGCCTGATTTTATGAAAACATCAGTAACTGTTGTAGTAGTCGCTAAGGCGACAGTAAAAGTACCTGTCGCCCTCGCATTATTATAAGCAACCATCGGAGGATCTGGAGTATATACATAACCCGCAGACGGAATCGTTGAAGTCGTCCGTTCTGGATAATTAGCCATTATGTTCTCCTTAGAAGCTAGGGAAAGCTACATAATAAAATGTAGAACCCTCAGCATCAGCGTGGTTGTCGTGTGTCACCACAAAACTATCATTGACCACAGAAGAAACATATATTCCAGAAGGCGTATTGCCAATTCCCGCAATTACAAGCGCGCCTTTTAGATTCGTCGCTGTTATCAGAACAATATCCCCTACATGTACATTTGCATCAACTACAGTAGTCGTACCATCAGCACTGATAGTAAAACTTCCCGACGTACGTGCATTGTTATAAGCTAGACCGCCAGGATCTGGAGCATAGTCATAACCCGGAGAGTTGTCAGCGTTTGGATAGAGAGTCATTTATTATCTCCTTATTAGATCGTTGCGATATAGCGGAATGTTGCACCGGCTGCATCTGCATGATTGTCGTGTGTTACAGTAAATCCGACACCAGCGGAGACCGCTGAAACATAAATGCCGTTTGGTGTATTTGTTGAGCAACCAACTACTTTTGCTGCCTCAAGATCGGCGGCAAATAGAACGACTCTACTTGCTGCGAGGATGCCTGTATTAGCAACATCAGTTGATACAGCTAGAGCTAGTGAGAAGATACCAGCAGTTACATCGCCTGCTCCCGAGTAGCCAGAGATGCCAGAGTATCCAGAATATCCAGAGATGCCGGAATAGCCTGAAATGCCACTAAAGCCAGAGTAGCCAGAAATTCCTGAGTAGCCAGAAAAACCTGAATAACCCGATTCGCCTGAATATCCAGAATAGCCAGAATCAGGAGAAATTCCTGAATAACCTGAGTATCCCGAGATTCCTGAATAACCCGAGTAGCCTGATGTTCCAGGATTGTCGCCCGAATATCCCGAGTAACCAGATACGCCTGAATAGCCTGAGTAGCCAGAGATTCCAGAATAGCCAGAATAACCCGAGATGCCCGAATAGCCGGAGTAACCAGATTCGCCCGAATAGCCGGAGTAACCAGAATATCCTGAAAGTCCTGAGTAGCCAGAGATACCAGAGTAACCCGAATAGCCCGAGACGCCCGAATAACCTGAAATACCACTATAGCCTGAATAACCCGATGATTGAGCATCGGAACCTGAGTAACCAGAATAGCCTGATTTGCCTGAATAACCTGAGACGCCTGTGTTGCCATCATCTCCTGTAGCACCAGAGTAACCAGAAAGGCCTGAATAACCTGATTTACCAGAATAACCCGAGATTCCTGAGTATCCTGATACACCAGATCCTGAATAACCTGATGTGCCTGGATTATCACCAGAATAGCCGGAGTAACCAGAGTCAGCACCGGTGATGCCTCCAAGCGCAACGATTTGATTTAAAAATGTCTTTGTACCATCAATGTTCTGATCAAGATCGCCAGTTACAACAGCATCGGCAATACTTAGATACGGATAACCAGTGATGTCACCTGACTTTGGATAGTCCGCCATTTATGAATCTCCTTTACGTTTCTAGAAAAAAGGGGCCTTAACAGCAGCGCCATTAAGACCCCTTCGAAAAATACTACTTGCTGTTATAACTATGCTGTCAATTTTTGTTGTCTCTTAGGATTAGTAAGAGATGTTAATGACTCTCGTCCACTTTAGAGGTGCGAAGAGAACCGGAACACCGTAGAGCAAGATCATCCACTTGTAAGCCGGAGCGATCGTTGCTAGATCCATCTTTACCAATGGAGCCAACTGACGGAAGGTAAGAACGTCAGGGGTCATCTGGCCGATGAAGGCAGTATAAGTATTAGGCATACGGATGCCTGTATAGTCATAGTTGCCATCGCCTGCACCGGTTGTGCCGGTAGCAGTAAGAGGAGTTGTCTGTACCCAATACTTGGTGCCAGTAGGATCGCCAGCTTCAGTGATGAAGAGGTCAATAAACTGAGCATCAGCAGGAGTGCCTGTGACCGCGAATCTAAGAGTGTTCGTTCCAGACGTGGTGATAGTACCACCACCTGCAGCAACCATAACAGATTCACCGTACTTGTTTCTGAAAGAGAATGAACCTTGATAGGTACCTGCAGCAACCGCATAACCAGTTGTAGGAGTACCAGCAGCTGACAATGTAGCAGCAGCCGCACCGATTGGAAGAGGAGTCTGAGTGCCTGCACCCGTTAGAACACCCTGGGAGACAGCGGTTCTGGTCTTGTTCAAGAAGAAGGTTGGTTTTAGATTAACACGGCCGGCCTGAGTCATAAGACCGTCAATGTTAATATTGACCTGAGTGTTACCAGAGGCGGTTGGCAGAATAACTCTCTGTGCAGCCGTTCCAGCGAACTCTTCGTTGATCTTTGCAAGGACTGGGAATGGAAGATAAATGTCAGTTGGGAAACCGAAGTTATCAACTACCGTCTGTGCCAAGTCATTAACGATTGTGGTGAAAGGAGTTGAGGAGAAAGTCGTTCCTCGGAGGTCGTAGGTGTTACCTGCGCCAGTTCCACCAGTATTAGGACCACCGCCAAGAAGCTTGTCAAGGCCTGCCCATTCTACATACTCTGTAGAACCAGCGCCCGTGTCCTGTCCCCAGAAGAGTGAGTTTTCAATCTGACGGAGCATCCACATGATGCCGTTTGAGTTTTCCTGAGCAATAACATCAGGAACCATCGTACGTACCAATGTCAACGGATGGCTGACCGATCGGGTCGTTCCTACGAACTTAACCAATGCGGCTCGTCTTGCGTAGTCAGAGTTGTTCTGGTATGGAAGCTCACCTTCGGCCAAGAATCCGCCGGTCTGAGTTCCGTAAGAGGTCAACTGATTGAACTCTTCAACTGTTGAATAAGCAGGCGACTTCGGAATATCTTTCCAGAAGTTGATGTGCTTATCTGTGAATGTGATAACTTTCAATGAGCTATCAAGTGATTCAACTCTTAGGGACTGTGCACCGGTAGTTCCATAGTTCGAGCTACCAAAGGAGTCTCCTGCTACCATTTCACCCGGGGATCCAATACCCTCAAGGGCCTTATTGATAGAGTTGACATCCTGCATGTTGCCTAATCCAAAACCTTGTACATCGTTCATTGTTTAGTGTTCCTCCTAAGTGAACTGATTACTCAATACCGAGTTTCGTTCTGATGTTTTCAGGTAGAATCGAAGTGTCGCCCACGGCATCAAAACGGAGAACCATGTTGGTGTCTACGCCCTGATTTCCCTGCATTTGCATGTCGAGAAGTCGGCCTGAGATTTCACCCTTGCTAAGCGTTGATTTGCTAAGCGAAGGATTATCAATTCCCTTGATGTTGTCAGCTGATTTAAGTAGTGATTTCCTAATATTCATCGTGTTAGCGATGTTGACGATTGCCTTTTCAAGTTGCTCGACTCTATCGAGAGTTGCAACCAAAGACTTTGCTAAGCCTGCTTCCACATATTCTGATTCATTTGATTTCTGGATGGACTGTTCAACAAACTCACCGTACTTCAGATCGAGAGCTTCAACGGCTTTAGAAACTATTTCCTTTGTGAATTCATCAATGTCGAGGTAAACTTCGCCAGAGTCAACGGATTTTTCTTCCTTTTCCTCTTCCTCATCATCCTTCTTTTCACCCTTTTCTTCCTTGCCTTCGTCTTCCTTCTTGTCATCCTTCTTCTCAAAAGGATTTTCTCCCTTTGTCAAATCAGGCTCACCTTCTGACTTTGCTGAAGCCGTTGCTGTTCCGGGTTCATTCGGACCAGTTCCGCCGCCTTCGTGCTTAATTGTTGCAGGGCGAGCTACAGGAGCCCTTCCGCCTGCACCCTTCGGAGTTTCGATGGTATCCTGTTCAGGACCGCCATCCTTGAAAGAAGCTCCACCCTCTGGTCGAGATCCACCGTCGCCAGAACCGCCACCAGCCTTGGGATGCGTTCCCGAGTTAGCAGCATTTTTCTCATCTTCGGCCTCGTCGCCAGATGGAGCACCTTGGACGGTGTGCTTAACGGCTTCCGCCGGCCCACCAGATCCAGTATGTTGTGTATAGCCTTGAGCTTTATTGATAAGCTCTTTTACGGCATCAAGAATTTCAGACATTCGTTTTCCTCCGTGTCTATTTTGTAAATTAGTAAGATCTCGTCATTTTTTACAGTAAAACTTTGGAATCATTAATTATTCGAACAAAATTTTCAATTCCATTTGCTTTATGAACAAGACCCACGATTGCTTCTAATAGCACATCACTAGCTCCAGGATGTACTGTTTTTAGAAGGGACATTAAATCTGTATGGGATTTGTGAGCACTGCGGTAAGCTGAGGATAGTCTAGCTTCTAGTTCGTCTTCTGAACTCTGTTTGTTTCCAACTACGGCATTATTCTTTACTACATTAGTGTTAGCGCCTTCTAGCGATTCTGTGCGCAGAACCTCGCCATTGCCTGCATAGTTGCTACTGCCAAAGTTGCTACCTGCTGCCATGCCATTGCCAGAGATACCAGCTAGATCCTTCTTGAACGCGAGGTCCTTCATTATATATCCCACAATCTCATCGTATGCAGGAGGAACGAAGGATTTTGACACGGCTTCAAACGTAGCTTCAGTATTGACAGGAATATGTGTTACTGCCACGTTTGTAACTTTAGCTTTTATGATTTTTGATTTATTGATGGCGGAGCGGGCTACTACTTTTCCTTCGATGGAATAACCTAATTTTCTCGGATAACCTAATGATTTCAATTCAGTGGCTAGAGTCCATACATGGGTTGCCATTTCGTTATTGAATAGCATTCCCTTTGTAAAGAAGCCAACGTGGTCGATTTTTGAATAGACAGGAATTCCGATTACGTGGTTGGGTGAGTTGTTATGCATCCAATTGAGCCAGCCTTGATTGACATAATACGATATATCTAAACCGGATTTTACAATAGATTCGCCATCAGAGTCCCAGGCTGGCGTTGATGCGTATCCTTGAATAAACCGGCCTGTTGCCTTGGACGCGTCAAAATTCTGATTTTGGAACTCGGCCTTATTAATATCACCTTCTACAAATTCCAAATCGTCCGTATAAAACTGGAAAATATCATCAATTGTGGGTGTATTCGCCATTATATTCCTTCCAAGTCAAAAGTTAGCTTATTAATTGATTCATTAACTATATTAGACGAATTTCGCCAATTTTATTGAGTTTTTTGTCTAATTTAGCATTTAGTAATGCTGAGTGTGGAGATCTAGAACTATTTTCGGCAACCGTGTACACGAAACTTAGAGTGTGGGTATAATGGTTTCAACGGACTTTAAATAGTGGAAAATAAAAATTCATTCTATTCAAACGGTATAGATGGAGGTTAAACCCAAAATGGGCAATGATGAAAAGAAAGCAGATAATGACAGCATCCGTTCTATTCAATCGACATTTAATACACTGAACCGACTTGTAAGAGAAAAAGAAGAAGTAGTAGCATCTACACCTGAAGCAAACCTCCCAGCCACTTATAGCGATCAGAGCTTACCCGATGTTATCGAAAATGAAGCCTTCGCAAATCAATGTGAGCAAGTTGCCGCTTTACAGTTTGCGGGTCAAAAGAAAGAAGCAATCTGTAAGACATTAGAAATAGAATTAAAAGACTACAAGAAGATTGTTTTGTCTCAAGAGTTCGTAGACATCAAGAAGCGAATAGCCGAAGATCACAAAGTAAACATCCTCAGTAAAATCCTCAATCAAGTAGATTCTGCTGTCATGGCTTTAGCTGAATTAATGGATACAGCTGATGAAGACAGAACCAGATTAAATGCCGCCGCCCTAGTGCTAGAGCATGCCTCTAGACTTCTCGAAGAACAAAAATCCCAAATGCCAAGTTTTCAATCAGTCATTAAAGATGCAGCTGCTACTGGAGAACCAGTAATAATGAATCTCGCTCAAGTAATTATGAACCAAAGATCGGAACGCGGCCTGAAATGAGAGAAATAAATTATGAGTTCGACGCCGTCAAACGGATCAAACAAAAAAATAACTTCGCTAAAGTTAACCGAGTGCCCCGAAGAAGGGCAGAGCCAAACGCCTTGGAATGGAGACTACAAAAAGCACTTGGCTCATCGTTTACGTATACAGGCAATGGGTCGTTCACAATTGACAACCTTAGACCCGACTTCGTTGATAAAACTCGCAAAATTGTTATTGAAGCCTACGGAAACTACTGGCACAGAAACGAGCCAATCACCAAAACGATGCAAAAGGTCGCCCGATATCAAAGACACGGATATCGAGCAATAATTATTTGGGAATCTGAAATTAACGACCCAATCAAACTACGTAGAAAGCTTGCGCTTATATGACCGACCCTGTACAAATGGAAGATCTTGTCAAGCAATTCTTGACTGATCATCGTTTCTTTATTGAAACTGCGATAAGCATTAAAGACAAAGATCGATACATCGTTCCATTCGTATTCAATCCAATACAAGATTTGTTCTACAAGAAGTATATGGAGATGAATGCATTAGGAATCCGTCGACATATTATTCTTAAGCCCCGCCAGCTTGGATTCACTACTCTCATCTGCGCCATGTTCTTGGCTGAATGCATTCTTGTGCCTAACACGGTT